CCTTCATTGTGTTAAAAGGATGAGGAAATAACCGTCCTCCCGGTGTTTACGGTGCAGGCACCGAAAAATAAGGCGCTCCTTGATACCGCATAAAAGAGAAATCTTCTCCAGCTGCGGATTCAACCGAGACAATGAAAGTAGAACCTTCACCAGCGGTATCGATATCGATGGTTGAGACTCTATTCCACTCTCGATTAAAAAGACTAGTAGTGCCGCTCCCTGTCAAGTTGTCGGCAAATGACAACATAAACAAGTTGTTGGAATAGTACGGAGCTTCGTACTCAATTCCTGCATTGGTTGTAGGGATAAACGTAACCGTTCCCCTGCGCCAAGCCCGAGAAGTATTCAAATCATAGTAAACTATGCTCTGAGACTCATCTGAAGATGTCGTGCCGTTGGATACTTTAACGTGATTACTACCGCTATTAGATTTGAGTCCATGTATGGAAACTCGCTTTCTAATACCGCCACGTGTACCCAGATACGCGTATCTTAGATAAGTGAAAAGACTGCAAGGATATGCGTCAAAAATAGTAGACCCATATGCAATCCAATTTCTCGGGAAATTTCGATCAGTAACTCTGACCATTCCATAAGCTGAATTCGCCGAAGCCAGCTCGTATCGTTCTGTTGTTGTGTATCTCTTGAGCGCAGACCTGAAAGAAACAGGCTCCTCCCCGAAATGGTATTCCGAACACTTTTCCATAGACGCAGAACTCTTGTTCAAAACAAAACAAGTAACGTCAGTGTCTGAGTGCGAAGAACCACTTTCAGTTCGAATATGGCGTTCTTGAGGAAAAATTTTGTCGTCCAAATAATTAACGCGCAAGTCGTCACAAGAAACATAGACATTAATTTCTATGTTCGAATCATCATTTGACTGCAGCGTTGTAAAAGGAGCAACAATAACACAACCATTACTAAAACTCGGTGCAGTGGGGTCAAATGTACTACCGTACATTGTATCGAAACTGTCACCCTCCACTTTTTGCCAATATCTGGAACTAGCCCAGTTCACACAAAATTCAAAAGTTTGTGTCTCTTGAATATCGACAATCAATAGAAAGTTCTTGTTAAGATTCAAATCAGCAGCAATGACACCTGACTGCACCAAATTAGGTTCAAACAAAATCAATATCTTTCCTCTATGAAAAGAAGAAGCTACAATCTCAAACTTGAACTTGAGAGAGCCATTCCAATAATCAAAGGGAGCAGTTGCAAAAGCACAAGCCGTGGGCTGATAATAAAACCTATCATCAGCACCAGTGGCCCACGTATGCAACATAGGATTGACTTTGGTTCCCCAAATTTGTGACATAGGAACAACGTCCTTGTCCCAAATAAAAGTTGTTAGGTAACTCTGTCTTCTGGAGATTTCAGAAATGACCATGTCATCACTGATACTACCAGTAACACGAGGATCGATATACAACTCCTGTTTGGGATCAAACACTATTCTCTTGTTAGTATCATAGCCAACAGTAACGGCACCATTCTGAAATGGTTGGTTCTTGACCAAAGAGGGAGCATCAGTTTCAACGGGTTTGGACCAACCAAAAATACTGGAGAGAGTTTTCACACCCATGAATATAAAATTACTAGCCTTCGCAAAAGGAGCAATTATAGGAACACTCATGAGGGCGGTCGCAACTTGAGAAGCTGCAGAGGAAAATCTTTCTACAGGACCTAGCTTACGTTCATCGTAACTAGATTCAGTAGTGATATCCAATACAGTTCCTGTAGAAGTACCCAACTTCACATTCTCAGCCCAAGCGAAAATCTGCACACGCATTAATGATGCGGTGGGAGAAGTCGACTTAGGTTGATTAATAGTAGTAAAAACTAAAACTCCAGCATCCTCGAGATCTTGATAAGAAGTGACATCAGAAATGACAGCACTCGAATCATTAAACAATCTGAACATTGGTTTAGGACTAATAAATGGACAAACAATCTCTAGTGGCTTGTTCGCTTTCACATCCATAGTGGCAGAAGCCGGTGCTTGACTCAAAAAGTTGAGCAGCAAGGGTCGCATATTGGTGAAAGTCGTGGCAGAGGCCACTAGAAGATTATACGTCGGATTAAAAAGTCCAAAAGGTTGATAAGAAACAAGAACTCTTCCATAATGGAAAGGAGTTCCCGAAATCTCAACTCTAATGTGCAGGTCCGCTGAGAAATACGCATAATTACGCAACTTCGCACGCACGGAAGGGTTCAGGGTGTATAGGTCCCAAACAGACGAGACAACCTGAGTATGAGCATCAATCGGTAAATTGAAACTCGTCAACTCAATAGGTCGACTAAAAAAGTTAGAAACTTTCAAAATGTCTGCCTGACCTATATCAGGATAGAGAGAGGTACCAGCTTGCACCATCTTCTCTTCTTCACCTGTAACATCCTGTAAATTCTCTTCCTCCTTAAGATCAGAGCTTGGAACAGCGCCAGAAGACGCCTCACCAGACTCAGTCCTGAGAGGAGAGTAATCACTCTTCTTAGCATAAAAGTCACGAGTAGACAACAAATCATGATACCGCATGATCAGTTGCTTGTAGTAAGGAGGCGTTTCGACAAAAGGATCTCTTATCGCATCTTTCAAACGCTTCCCAGACTTAAAAACAGCAGAGTAGTTCTTGTCGTTGATTATTGCATCATACAACAAGTGTAACTCAACATCAATATTTTCATTAATTTCACTTGCAGGTTTTCTAATTAGAGACCCGTCTGACGTTAACCTAAGGTCAGGGGGTCTTTCTATCTCACCAGGGTCACTGGCAAGCCCTAAAGAGGGCCATTTTTCATCATGGGCGGAATAACTGCTCTCGGATAGTGGAGAGGGGTTTCCAACATGTCCATGAACTGCGTCCTTTATCTCAAGGAACGCAGGAAGGAGCCTTTCAGACTCCGTACGAGACACACGATAGTGTTCATACAAACAGTTTATCAAAAACTGTCGAAAATCTTCAAATCTAGCTGAGTTAAAAAGTGCAAACTCATAACACATAGACTGACAAGTAGATAAGGCTTGTTCCTCTTCGGTAACAGCTTTAGATGGCAAAATCCACGAAAGAGCTTTAACAAAAGTTTCCGCAGGCAAATATGCCACAATCTTATCAATTCGTTCGTCAAACTTAAACTTTCTCTTAAGAAAAGACATGTCCTTAGGCATGGTAAACTCCTCAGAAACTTCATTTTTAGAGGGATCAGTAAATTCCATACCATAAACAGTATTCGAAAAAGAAGCGTAAGTAATTGTGTTAAATTTGTCACACTTCGACGCAGCCAGAACATCATCGCCATAGATCACGGCCAACACATTATCAAAGAAGGAACCAGGACAATCCATAGAATACCACGCATACATCAACAAAATTAAACCCCGAAGGGAGTTGTCTTCTGCAGTCGCGTATTTTCCAGAGGGCTGTAGTCCAGGCACAGTAAAAA